ATTCTTGTTGTTTACAGAATTTTAATGACTTCTCTTGTACGAATTGTGAACCATCATCAGATACATTTTTTACTTGGTCTAAAGTGTCTAAAACACTCTTCTGAGCCATAGGAGAGGTAATTTCTGACTTTGTAAGTTGTTCTAAAGTGTCAAATGTTGGGGTGTGTTCGTACTTAGAGTAATACTCCTTTATCATCTGACAAATAATACGAAAATATTGATTATCAAAGTAATGTGGGTCAATGACTTCAAGAATGGAATTTGAGAAATCCTTATATAAGATGATGTTATTTAATAACTGAATTTGAAAGGTGTTTCCTAAGTATCCAAAGTTCTTTTTGTCTGACATATTTTAATGATTTTTTCTTTTTGTATATGATAAATATGATTACGCTAACGAATAGTTTAGGTATTCATAAGATAAATTTTTAGCTGAAAAAATGTCAGTAAGTTCTCTTAATACATTTTTTATTGATGGGCGTACATCCAGCGTGTATCTTACCTTAGGTGGGTATAATTTAGCATCGATAATATAATGACAAATTGTCTCATTTCCGAGCTTTAAAATAATGTTAAATATTTCAGGTCCATCCGTATTTGAGGTTTCCAATACGTTTTGGTCTTCCTCAATTTGGAAACGATTTTCCAACATATAAACAGCACATTTGTTTCTTAACTGAGTTTTTAAATCTTCTCTTAGGTCAAACATGTACCTCATTAATTCAACACTTGATTTAGCCCTTGGGTTAAATCCTTTAACGTTGAAAAATCTTTGAACTACAAAGTTGTCATTTAATGTGATAAGAAATTCAACTTTTGTTACGTCGTTTTGTTCTTTCATAATTTTACTTTTTGTTTTTGAATTTTGACTTTTCTTTTCTTGTTAACTTTAAAAATGGTTTTAAAAAATAAACCCAACTGTCATCACTTTTTGGTAGGTACTTAAATATCCCGTCTTCCATCATCATTCGAATAAGGTTCTTGTATCCTCTCCCATCTGGGTCTAATGATTCTGAGTAATATGAATCCACCATTTCTTTACCTTCTTGATTAATGAGAGGGTTACTCAAATCAATAAGTTTTTTATTAATGTCATAATACTCATCACCAAAGATACCCTCTTTTGTTTTACCTGACAAAAGATTTTGTAGTGATTTGTTGTCTTTATTTTCTTTTAGAAGTTCTTCTCCTTTTGATAAAATATCGGTATAATCGACAGGTTTTTCAAGTAGCTCAGGGAAAAACTTAAATAAAGTTTTTTCACCCAAGTAGAAAATACCATCGATGTTGTCGGAACTATCTCCAGTAAGAATTTTGATTGTTTTGACATTATAATGGGGTACTTCAAAATCACTCATTTTGATAGTATCCCCATTCTTATAATATCTTTTTGCGGATGGTGAATAGATAGATACCTTTTCAGATATTAACTGTGTTAGGTCTCTATCACTTGAGAATATGGTTTTATCCTCATCTTCAGAAATCTGACAGTAGTATGCAATTAAATCATCAGCCTCAGAATTTTGAACCTCAACTTGTCTTACAAACATCTCTTCAAGATATTGTTTAACTCGTTGTTTCTGACCTTCGTAAGATTCTTGCTTATACTCATTTGAAGCTTCTTTTCGGTTTAATTTGTATTTTGGGTATATCAACCTTCTCTGTGACGAGTTTGTTTCACTATCCCAAAAGACAACAACTTTGTTATAGTTGTTTTCCTCTATGAATCTTCTTAAAGTATTTAAAAAGTGCCAAATAGCACCGATATGTTGTCCGTTATGAAAGTAATCTTTCACTCCGTGGAAACCAATTTTAATTAAATTGTTCCCATCAACCAATAAGGTTTTTGTCACTTTTTTGTTTTTTAATTGTTACTACTCTACTTCTTCTTTTTCTGCTTTCAAATCAAAGTCACCATCAACTCCGATAATCTCCTTCCAATACTCAGCATATTCTTTCTTATACTTTTCTACGGAAGCCTTCTCCTCTGCAGTATCTTTACCCGGTAAGAACCCATGTGGTGTTACGATAATTCTACCATCTTCAAACCCAAGTCCATTGATGTGATTTTTCATAACGGATACTTTTGTTCGTGTGGCAAACTTTACCGTTCGTTTATCTTTAGTTGCTGTAATCTTAGTTGTACCAGCACCTTTTTGATTTCCGAACAAGAACACCAATGATGAGTTTAACCAAATAGCTTCACCACCTTTTGCTTTAATTTTAGGTTGGCCAAATGGGTTATCAGGTAATTCAACCCAAGGTTGATTTACAATGATAAGGGTGTTTTCAAACTTAGAATCAGATTTACGTGAACCTGAAATACGTTGATTGATGCCCATACCAATCTTGTCAGCTAAAACACTTGCGTTGTGTTGTTTACCTCCTTTACCTTCATATGTCATCTTACAAGGAACTGACCCCACTGAATCCCATAAGAAACATAATGAATAATCCAACTCACCCTTCTCTTGTGCATCTAACAAACTATTGATGTAATCTGTAATTTGTTCGATGTATTCAAAGTTATTGTTGAAGATAAAGAATCCGTCCCAATCAAGTTCACCTGTTTCTTCATCAACCACTTCTTCACATTCAAATCCCATTAGTTTTGCGTGTTCAAAAGACCACTTCTGTTCTGTAATGATGAATACAGGTAGAATACTTTTCTTTTGTGCATCAACAGCAGTTTTAACTAATGCTGTGGTTTTTCCTGTGTCAGAGTGACCTAACAACATATTAAGGTGTCCAATAGCAGGACCTGGTAAACCAACGGCATCTAAGAAGTCAGAACCCAAATCAAAGAATCTTTGTGGTTTATACTTCGCCGATGTGGAGAATTTTTTCTTTAATGAACCGAAATCGTTTTTCTTAATAGCCATATTACAATTCGTATACTTTAAAATCTGTAATGGTTTCTAACTTATCTTTTGCATCGGTAAGTTGTCCAACCAAATTGTCCATTTCTTCTGTGTGTTGTGGATGCTCTCCGATACCAACAGGGTTTGTGAAATAAACATATAAACGAGCCTCAGCGTCAGCAATCTCTGCTTCATACTTTTTTATTAAAGCCTCTTTTAATTTTTCTGCAATAATTGGTTTCATTTTTTTGTTTTAATTAGTTAATAAAAAAAGCATGGACACTTGCAAGGTATCCATGCTTCGATAATTTTTAGAACGGTAAATCCTCTGCCGGTTCTTCGTTAGCCTGTGGGTCCGCAGGTGCAGGTGTTTCTTGTTTTGCTCCACCAAGTGAGATGTCAGCAGATTCTCCGTAAACATATTTTTTAAGTTCAGATGACCAAATTGGTGTTTCACCAACTGCTACAGCTTCTAAGTACTCTACAGGTTTTTTAGAGTATACATCATTCCATGTAAGTTCGTCTTCAACCCAACCTTCCATAATTCCTTTATCTTCGTGAAGTGGTTGTGGGTCGTCGTACATAATTGTTTGAATAACTGTATATTCTTTTCCTTGTGGGGTTTTTGCCTTTGTAAGTTCGATGATTAAGTCACGACCTTTTTCAGCATCTGTAACATCACCTTTAGCTTTCCAAATAGGAAGGATTTTATCTAACACACCTTCTTGTTTGTAGTTGTGTTTAAATCGCCAGAATTTAACACCGTCTTGTTCGTTGTCACGGTCGATTACTTTTACAATGTAAAACAAACGTGAACGGTATTGAGACGCCAATTCTTTGTCTTCTTTTTTACCTGTAGATATAAGTTCATCATAAACTTCACTTAATGGTGAACGTTCGTTGTCGTTTTTTGCTGGGTCATACAACTTAACCCATTGTCCGTTTACTTGGATTTCGTGATACCATACTTCAACAAATGGTGAAGAACCATCTTTGGTAGGTAAGATACGAATTCTACGTGATGCGGATTTTTCATTCTTTTGAAGAATAGCAGAAAAATACTTTTTCAATCTGTCTTCTTGTGAGATGTTTGTTCTCGGTGAACTCGACGATGTCGCGTTCTTTTCGTACTGCGCAAGTACTGAATCTAATACTGAATTTGCCATAAATAAATTTTTAATTATTACTCTTTTATCTACAACAAATATAAGTGAATATTCAAGTTTGTCAAATAAAAAAGGGGGATAATCTCCCCCTTAATATTTTATTCTTAGTATTGTTTTTTAAAACTCTTATTCTTCGTTATCGTAATTATTAAATGTCTTTTTTACTTCGTTTGGTGAAAAATTCTCTACTTCGTCTGATGTTAAAACATATTCATTTTTTCCTGTTTGTTGCATCTCTTGTTCTTTATCGTCGAAAAAATCTGTCAATTTTTGATTATATGGGTATGAATCTAAACTTCTAAGTTCTAATTTTTCTTCAGGAGTTTTAGTTCTATATTTTTCAAACTTACTTTCCAAGTCGTTAATCTTATCCATTATTTGGTCCATATTTTCTAACTTACCAGCCAAGTCGTCAAGTTTAGAAAACATAGTATCCATAAACTCGTCTTGTTTTGCTTGAATTTCTTGTTGTGATGTTACAAGGTCTGTGATATCAATCTCTTCCGTATCACCTTCCTCAGTTTCTTTTTCAGAATCAACTTCTTCAACATCAGGGTCGTTTTCCACATCTACAGGTTCAGGTACTTCAGTTGCTCCTGCATCAGGTGCAGGTGCCGCCGCTGGGTCTGCAGGTGCCGCTGCCGGGTCAGCAGGTGCTGCCGCTGGGTCTGCAGGTGCCGCTGGGTCAGCAGGAGGTAAGTCTCCAACAGGTTCAGCTTCAGGTTGTTCACTAAGAATATATGAATTAATTT